CATGAAGTAACGACCTCAGAAGTGAGGGGCTCACCGCCATAGCAGTCGTTGTCGCAAGTGGAACCACCCTGGTAGAGAAGGTTGGTGAGCTCGGGGACGTTGCCAACCATCTTGGCGTATCCAGCCTGCTTGCCAGCCTCCTGGGTGAGCTCGTTCCAAATGTGAAGCCAATCACCGTAGTGCTTGTCGATGCGCTGACCACCGATTTCGATCTCAACGTACTCGATGAGGTTGTGACCGATCCAGTTGAGCCAACGAAACTGAGCGCCAGAACCATCCGATGGCTGGAGCTGAACCTGAGGCAGAGTCGCCTGAAGGTACATGCGGTGGATCAAATCACCGTTGCGCTGGATAGTGCAGGTGACCTTCTTGCCAAAGTTGGGAGCACCGTTGAAGGGGTTCTCAATGGATTCCATGGCAAAGTTGGTGTGGCGACGGTACACCACCTTAAAGAAAGTAATCTGAGGGTTACCAGTAAGGTAAACGTCCTGTGCGCCATAGGCGACTAGCTGCATTAATCCTCCCCCTGTCATGACTGTCGGTTATACTTACAGTATACAAAATAATTTTGGGAAAACACATTTTTTACAAAAAATAAAAATTTTACCGGGGACAATTTTAAATAGGTATAAACCTACAAATAATTAGGATAAATCAAATGTATTTAATCAAATATACGCAATTATCAGTATCTTAAAATGAACCACTAAAATTTGAACAGTCTGATACATCTATTATTGTCAAAAACATGGCAGAAGCAAAACCAAAATATATCCGTAAAAAGTGTGAACATGGCAAATATTCCTTTCAGTGTAAAGACTGTAAGGGATCTTGTGTATGTATTCATGGAAAAGTGAAAAGCATATGCAAAGACTGTAGTGGATCAAATATATGTCCTCATCAACGAATCAAACAACATTGCAGAAACTGTCATGGATCTTCCATCTGCGAGCACAACAAACGCCGGGCTCGTTGTAAAGAATGCAAAGGTGGTAGCATATGCAGTCATGGAAAACTAAAAAGTAGATGTGTTCATTGTGATGGACATGAGTTGTGCGAGCATAAGATACGTAGAGAGTTTTGCATGGAATGTCTGGGTAATCAAATATGCCCTCATCAACTACGTAAGAGTCGTTGTTCTACATGTAACGGCTCGGAGATATGTATTCATGGTAATAATAAATATATGTGTGTGGAATGCGACAGTAAGCATATATGCGAACATAAACGAATACAAAATCAATGTACCACATGCAAAGGACGACTTATCTGTGAACATGGTAAACGAAAAGCGACATGTATAGAATGTGATGGAAGCTATATTTGCCAGCATGAACAGCAAAAGAATAAATGTGTCACCTGTACTCCCTCTAGCGGATGCCAGCACTGCAAAACAGTATCCATTATCGGATCCCGTTGGAATCCCTACTGTTTTCGTTGCTACTGTGTATTACATCCAGACGTAGAAATTCCCCGAATGTATAAACTAAAAGAGCATCTTGTTCGTGACCGATTAAAAGAAGAATTCAAAGAAATCACCATGCGATTTGATAAAATCGTAGAGGGAGGATGCTCGAATAAACGACCCGATATTGCCATTGATTTTGGATCACATTGTCTCATGATTGAAATTGACGAACATCGACATATGAATTATGAATGTGAACAAAAACGAATGCTACAATTATACGAAGACATTGGGTTCAGAAATATCGTCTTTCTTCGTTTTAATCCAGATGAATATCAAGAGGACAAGAAATATCGTTCCCCTTTTGAATATAGTGTAACAGGTGCCATTCATATTGACACAGATGAATTCAATCGTCGTATGGAGGAATTGATTAGACAAATTCATGTACATCAATTGGCACCGATAGAACCCTTCACAGTAGAATATCTGTTTTATGGAAATCTAACTTAATCGGATGTATTAGCATGAGATACGTTACATATTCAGTGACCATTATTTATATTAGCAATATTTGATACAATTTTTTCCATTTTTTTAAGAGCTTCCTCTGGATTTGAGCGTTTTTCTATTGAAAAATCACACATACTCATCAATAATTTCTGCGTTTGACGAAATAAAATCATTTCTATAGAGGATGATTTGTTATATTTTACAGGATATACAGGATATAATCTACTAAAAAATATAGTCATTACCATTCCAAATCCAAAATAGTCAAAATAGTTCATAATAGTATTTGATATTTTCTCATTTATTCTAGCTTCGTCATTTTTTTCATTGATAGATTGAAGTAATGAATATATATATGTCTTATTACTTGTAAAACTTTCAGAAAAATAATTTTGAGCCTCTTTTTTATCTTTTCCAATACATTCTAAAAAATATAACATGCTACGATTCAAATATTTTCTAGAAAAAACCTCTATGTTGTCTGTATTATCATATATATCTTTCATACATATAAATTCAGGTGGTATATACTGAGATATCTCAACTAATGATCTATTAACTATATCAGAGTACTGAATAAATACATCTATAAATGGACCAAAAAAATCAAAATCAATTAGAGTCATCGCACTAGTTTGTGGATAAATCATGATATTTTCTATTCGCATATCACCATGACATAAACCTTGCCTTCTCATTTTATCAATTTGTTCCATTAATTTATGACATTGTATTATTAAAGTAGGAATAGATCTGCGTAAACGATCTATAATATTATCATCATAAATCGTCGTATAAAGATCAATACCAAGATGAGGCATACGCATGACTGAAAGAGAGGAATTAGGTAGCCTATATCGAATATCTTCTGGAATATTCGTTGGAAGATCATTGATTGTAAAATCATTAACAATTTGAACAAGCTGTCGTTGGTTACCTGTTATTTTTGATATCTTATTTGCTTTATTGTAATTCATATTAATTTTTTTTCTATTTGAATCAAAATATACTTTCATTACCTTGTTAGGATCTGTATAATTTTTAAAAGTAAATCCAGTTGCTCCATGTGTGATATAGGATGGTTTATTTTTGTTAAATTGTTGATTGCGTAATGTAGAGAATTTTATACGATTTCTTCTTTTTCGCGTACACCCCCATCCTGTACACCAACTCCCAATTTTTCTTAATGATTCCATGGCGTTCTGTTCCTCTATTCATTCCATTTTATAAAAATCATTTCATAATCAAACCCCTTCATAAAATGCACTGAATGTAGGGTTTAAAAACCTCCCTCTACTACCGTATAAGTACCCTACATGAGTGATAGTGCGTTTTTTAAAGTAAAAAGCTCAAAACGTAGCAATCCTGAAGCTCGTACGACATTAGATGCAATTCACCACCAAAAGGTCCAGCATTTAATGGAACAACAAGAAAACATCGAGACCTATAAATCAGAACTCGCCACCCTTCAACAAAAAATCAGTCAGAGCACCTCTGACATTGAAATATGGCGATTAGAACGCGATGCCGAAACTCTAGAAAAGAAAATTAAAGCCATCGGAGACGGCAGTGAAATGATGGATTATTACCTTCGCTCAGGAGACATCCTCTACAACTATTACGACATCCAAGATCACATCCAACAAGGCACCATGAATTATCAATCCAATAAGGCAAAACCTGGTTCCATTCTCGCCATTCTCGGCGGTGTCGCTCATGAACAGCCTGACGGCGACATGACACTATCTGGTTCCTCTACTGTTGCCCCTGTTCACACCGAAAAGAAGGGTCTACAACGTAATCAATTACTCAACGACTATTTACAAATAGAAGATCCGTCTATGGCACGTAATACAGTCGATGATTACGATGACCCATGGACACTATGCGACATCTGCGGAAATGAAATGAATATGTGCCTTAATGAAGCAAATCTTACCTGTTCTAAGTGCGGACACCAAGAATTTATTTTAGTAGATAGTGATAAACCATCTTATAAGGATCCACCACGAGAAGTCTGTTATTATGCATATAAGAAGATTAATCATTTCAATGAATGGCTCGCTCAATTTCAAGCCAAAGAAAGTACCGAGATTCCATCTGACATCTATGATGCAATTATGGTACAACTCAAGAAAGAGCGTATTACCAACATGGGTTCGTTAAAACCCACCAAACTCCGTGAAATTCTACGAACAATGAAATGCTCCAAATACTACGAGCACATTCCCCATATCATTAATCGTCTCAACGGACAAAATGCTCCCTTCATGTCTCGAGAAGATGAAGAGAAATTGCGACATATGTTTCGTGAAATTCAACCATCTTTTAAGAAACATTGCCCAAAAGGTCGTCGCAACTTTTTGTCTTATGGCTATGTTCTCTATAAATTCTGTGAATTGTTAGAAATGGACGAATATTTATCGTGCTTTCCGTTGCTCAAAAATCGTGATAAATTGTATTTGCAGGATAAGACGTGGCAGAAGATATGTAAGGATATGGGTTGGGGTTACATATCTACCACGTAATGGTTAAATTTGATTTAAAAACGCATCTAAAAATATCAGCTTAAAGAATACGGTATATTATATAATAGAACCATGACAAATCGCTATCAAGCTTCTAAAATCTATAGAATTGTATTCAGTGATGGAAAATATTATATTGGATCGACAACACAAGAATTAAATATTCGTATGAATGTACATAAGACTCTGTCTAAAAAACATACTACTACTTTATACGAACATGTGCGTAATGTCGGATGGGAAAATGCAAGTATTACACTTATTGAAAATTATCCATGTGCATCGAAGAATGAATTAAATATAAAAGAGAAAGAATATCGTATTCATGCTAAAGATGATATGTTGTGTCTAAATGATACTGATGATATTGAGGATACTGATTCAACTAATAATACTATCTACAGATATGGAAAATTATATCGTCTTATTTGTAATACTGGATATTATTATATTGGTTGCACAGTATCTGAATTACCATTTCGTCTAAATAATCATAAACAATTATCTAAAACAAATAATGACCCACTCTATGTATATATCAATTCAATTGGTTGGGATACAGTTAAGATAGAATTGATTAAAAAAATACCATGTTACTCTAAATGTGAATTAGAACAACTAAAAGAACAATATATACATACATTGGAATATTCGCTACTTTGCCTAAATCATCTGCAACTTGAGGAAGAGGAGGAAGAGGAGGAAGAGGAGGAAGAGGAGGAAGAGGAGGAAGAGGAAGAGGAAGAGGAGGAAGAGGAGGAAGAGGAGGAAGCGGAAGAAGAAACATACATAGATGGCAAAATCTATCAATTATTGTGTATCGATGGACATTATTATTATGGTTCAACTATCCAACCACTATATAAACGATTAAGTACTCATAAAAAATTATCAAAAACAGATAAAACAGTATTATACAATCATATTAATATAATTGGGTGGGATAATGTTGTTATGGAAATTATTGAAGATTATCCATGTGAAACCATTCAACAATTACGTGCGAAAGAAGATGAATATATTAAACAATCAAAAAATGATCCACTTTGCCTTAATGTAAATAGAGCATATGTATCAAAAGACGAAATCCTTGCCTATTCAGTACAGTATCGTGAGGAACATCGTGATGAAATCTTAGAGAAAAAATCAGTGTATCGTGGAAAAAATCGTACCCTCTTATGTGAAAAGCAAAAAGAATACATTCAACAACATCCAGAAAGAGTACGTGAAGCAAAAAAACAGTACTACGAAGATCACAAGGAAGAACAAGCAGAATATTATAAAGAATATCGTAAGGCACACCAGCAGAGAATTCAAGCGAAACAACTCGAATGGAATAAAAAGAAAAGAGAAGAAAATGCTGAACAAATAGCGAAAGATCGTGAAGATAAACTTCAAAAACGGAGGGAGAAATCGAATGCACGGATAAAGAAAGACTGTGATGTTCATCTATGCGAATGTGGCGGGACATATCAATTATATCGTAAATCACGCCATGACAACAGTAAAAAACATACAGAATTTGTAAAGACACAGTCAACCATATAGAAATGGATTAAAAAAATCATTTTAAAATCATGTATCAAACATCATTTTAAAATCATTAAAAATAAAATGTCTTAGTAACATGTCCTCTCTTACCACCCAATTTTTCTATCATCTTATTGTAAATAACGTAGCGCCCATTATGGCATCGAGTGTAACAGGTATGACATCTAGCTATTTTTCCGGACGTGCAGCACCTCCTCTTCCTCTTCCTACAGCATCCGAAATTAACGATGAACGTGAGCTAGAACTGCTACAAATGGAACGAATGCTCAAATGGATGAGTCTCATTTTTGAAGACACATTCGTTTCCGTTGATAAAGATACACCTGGATACACAGAAGCCCATAAAGGATATAAGAAAGAACTCTATAGCATTTATTGTACGATCCGTTCCGATTATACACAATATCAACAATGGAAACAGTATAATAATGGAATATGGCTTCTTTCCTCCTATCGTAGCAAGGATACCAAATCGCTTGCGAAGAAAATCTTAGCCGATGTCACCTTATTTCAAGAATGTCTCAAAATGTTTTCCATGTTTGATACCTTACATCATTAATTTTCACACTTATATTATGCCTATGATGTTTCTCATAGGCATAATATCATCCGCTCTTATTGAAGATCCATCAATTGTTGAATGGCGGGATATTTTTCTAGCAAAACACCCATTTCATGCTCATTCAAATATTTCCAAGGCGCATGAATGCCAAACGGTTGCTCATAAAAAACGGTTTCCACCGCAAATTTCTGTGCCTCTTGAAAAGACGGTTTAAAAAGTGGAACAATGGTTTGAAATGCAAAATAGACATCTTCATTCGACTGAAACGGCATCACCGTTTGCGTAATAGTAAGCATTTTGGTCTTCTTTCGTACCGATAGACCTCCATTTCCTACTCCGCCTGATTTCCACGGCGCACCCACATAATCATAGGATAAAAAGGCATTTAAGTAAGTGGGTTCAAGAATCATCGTATCCGTCTGGAAAATGAGCATGGTTTCTGTTGGAATACACTTATAAAAGGCAGAGCTCATCATCATTGAATTATATTGTGCGATGGTCAAATTATCGACATCCAATGAAATTGGTTTCAGAAATCGTGAAGGGAATTCCATATCGTCAATGATCTCTTGAACAAATTCTCCATTCGTATTTCCGTGAAAAATGAGGATTTTCCAGCCATCAGGCAATGATAATTCCATATTTTTTAGCACAAAGGCAAGCGCAGAATGCCGACGAGGCTCCACAATAACTGCGGTAAAGGCGCTCATTTATGGAATAAAGTGAGAGAATACTTTAAGTGTGAGAGGGTTAGAAGGTTAGAAACGATACAAAATCCAAGACTTAAAATTTGATGTACAATCTATCATTAGAAAAGAGTAGTCATGAATTGTTCTTCTACCCAAAAGGCTCTATGTGGGCAGGAAGAGTGTAGTATTTGCTATGAGCGTTCCTTTGCTATACATGAAAGAGCTCTTATGTGGAGCATAGAAAATGAACTTCAACCCCATCAAGTCTTAAAAAATAGTAATAAGAAATACAAATTTAATTGTGAGGATTGCGGACATAAATTAGAAATGATTCTAAAGAATGTCTATTCTGGTCAATGGTGCAAATACTGTAAATCAGATGGACTATGCGAAGAAGATTGTCTATTCTGCTATCAAAAATCATTTGCATCGCATCCTATGGCAGAGTCATGGTCTGCTAGAAATGATATTCTACCACGACAAATATTGCGCAGATCAGATAAAAAATGTTGGTTTGACTGTAAGGATTGCCAGCATTCGTTTCAATCAGCGTTATACAGTGTTAATAATGATAAACATTGCCCCTTTTGTAAAAGCCAGCAATTATGTGATAAAGAAGATTGTAACATTTGTTTTGAAAAATCATGCGCCTCACATGAAATGAATAATGCATGGTCACCTGAAAATGAAATACAACCAAGGCATATATTTCTTAAATCCAATAAGAAAATTAAATTTAATTGTTTAAATTGTTTCCATACATATGATAATACACCTAATCATTATTATCAAAGAGGCGGTTCGTGTCCCTATTGTGCAAATAAATACTTGTGTGAAAAGGACAACTGTAATTCATGTTTTCAAAAATCATTTGCTTCTCATCCCCACATTCATTGCTGGAGCAATAAAAATACAATTCTTCCTCGTCAACTCTTTAAAGGGTCTGAAATAATGTGTGTCTTTGATTGTGATATATGTCATAGCGAATTTCAATCTAGAGCATATAATGTTCTAACTGGTTATTGGTGTCCTTATTGTAAGAAGAAGACAGAAGCCATCATATTAGCATTTCTTAAAGATAAATTTACAAACTACAAAGCACAGATGCGATTTGATTGGTGCACATTTTCTCAAACAAATAATATTATGCCATTCGATTTTGTACTGACAGATGATAAGATTTTGATTGAGTTAGATGGAAAGCAGCATTTTAGCCAAGTTTCTAACTGGGACGCTCCTGAACACGTTCAGAATAAAGATATTGAAAAAATAAAGTATTGTATTCAACAGGGATATTCTATAATTCATTTGTGTCAGGAAGATGTTTGGAAAAATATATATGATTGGAAAAAAGTACTACAACAGGAAGTAGAACGTCTCAAAATATCAACTTCTCAATGTGTCTTTATTCAAATCAATAATATATATCATCGGCACATTACACAGTTAGAAAGTAATATTATATATACTATTGTTAATCCAAATCAATAAAGTAGTTATTTTATAAATTTGGATAAATTAATAAATCATCAAAGGAGGGGATTCCTGATGGATTTTTTGTTAATAGCGAAATAGATTTAGTTTTAATCAAAAAATGGGTACTTACATACGTGCAGGGAAGCCGACCAAATTTGCGCCCAATCCGAAACCTGCACCCTGTCTTGCAGTAACACCGACCGAGGGGCTCACCGCATCGAGGATGGCGAAGACGACCGCAGCGAGGACGGCGAGGGTGGCGACTTCATCAAATGGTAGTGCCTTCTTGGGGATAAAGATCGCAGCAGCGGCAATCACGAGACCCTCAATGAGGTATTTAATAATGCGATTAACAATTTCAGCAAATCCGTAGCCCATCATTTTTCTATATTCATTCATAAGAAAAAAACTCATCCACCGAACAGGTTTGAGTTTAAAGCTTGTCTCCACAGAAACGATAGAGATGAGCACCGCAAAGAAAGTAGAATCCGTAGACGAACCCGTCGTAGAAGACTTTTTGGATGAGGATGCCGAGATTTCAGGTCAGCGTTATGTGCTGCTAAGTTTTCTCAGTCCGGAGAAAGTTCTTGATAAGAAAGATTTGTTCTTTTTCCAGCGATTTCTTCATGCTTATGAAGTGGACTGGAAAATCAAGAATCTTGAGAAGTTTTTGGTAGAAACCATTACTAGCATCAATAACGACCTTGATGAGAAGGCAAAAGAGTTAGAGAAGTCGGAGCAGTTTGAGGTAGCAGCGCTTTGTCGTAAGAATCGTGTGTCAACGAGTGATATCATGGGAACCTATGGTTCTTTCGTTCAGAAGAACAAGGCAGAGTTGAACAAGACCAAGATCAATGAAGCCTATGATGATTTCATGTATGCGCATAAGACAAAGCTGGAGGAGGAGTTCCATGCGCTGAATGATTTCCGTACGTCTATTCGAGGTGTCAAGATCCGTGGTGTCTATGGCAACCCGAAGGAAGCCGAATTGAAGGCAAAGAAGCTTCAGGGCAAGGATAAGTATCACAATATCTTTATGGCAGAGGTGGGCAAGTGGACACCATGGGATCCATCACCACATGAGGTGAAGGATCAGGAGTACAACAATGACCAATTGAATTCCCTCATGAAGAAGTACAAGGAGAATGAGGACTCACGTGAGAAGTTCTTTGAGGAGCGTACCAAGACATCGAAGACGGTATTTGGTGGTGCAACTCCAGGACCGGATGTGACTCCTTCCAGTCAGTTCAGCAACCTATTTAGTGGTACGGGTGATCTGGTAACACAACGTAAGATGGAGAAGCCGATTGTTACGATGGAGCGTGTGGAGGAGAATGTCGTTGTGGAGCCACCAAAGTAAAGTTACATGACAACTTTCCACCCAATGATATCAGGATCATCTATCCCATTTGTAAGAATGGGTATGGTTTTTGAATGACCAACCCGATTTCGGTCATCAATGAATACCTGTCTTTTCTCGTGATCTACGCCGATCACAACAGCAACATGTCCATATGGCAGTTCATTTGTTTGTCGATAAATAAATAAAGAACCGATAGTGGGTAAGTTACGCCCGTCATTACGAATGGAATGAAAAGGAACAACTTGTTGATCTGACAATCGTATCACAGATGGAATGTTCCAGATGTCAATAGCGTGTTCTACATTTTCGAAAAGTATGTCGTGATGGATGAGCCATCTCCTCGCAAATTCAACACATTGTCCTCGGATTCCTGTAGGGTACACACGACCATGATGTGTCATATAATTGATAAAACTCATATTATTAGATTCATAGAAAATGAATATAATAATAAATGAAATATGATATGCTTAAGAATAATATCCGTTATTAATATCGATGTCGCTGTCTGGAAATTGCTTCACACAACGCTGCGTGGTGCCATCGCAAAACCATCCCTCTTCACAAGGGGTCCCACTTTCATTGGGAGAACGGCAAAGATAGTTGGTATTGGGGTCAGGAACATAACTTGGAAGCTCAGCAGACGCAGCAGCGGCTGGCACCTTGTACATTACATTGGAGGCTTGATTTTGAAAGCCAGAGATAGCATAATAAGGTTCATTCTTACTAATGTAACGCACAATCATCGGTAGGAGTACAACCGCAAGAATCAATAAAACAAACATCGCACCAATTCCCATTGCTTTCGGGTGAGCCATTTTCTAGCAAATGGTGAGGTTTTATTATTGATACAAATTCAACGATAAGGATACGCAGTAGGGGGTGTCATCCGTAAAGGGGATACACGGGGTAGAGTAGGAGGGATATCTGATTTACAATAACCATTCATACACCGTATGCGTTCGCCCTGACAGGATGGCAAATCGACTCCACATCGTCCTGCATCCACAAATGATTCAGACCGTGTCATAGCCAATACGCAGAAGATCATACCTCCTAATAAAATAAGAAATAGTGCGCCTGCTGAATGTTTTAAACGCATGTTCATCTCTATTAGATTCATGAGCATTTTAAATGAATATAGGTTTAGTATTTCTTATTCACATTAATCGTCGGACCTCGTAATTTCACATTTCTCGGGTCATATTGATTGACATCCTCCTCCTCTTTAATGCGAGACATCATTTCAGACTGACGCCATAATTCAGGAGCACCGATCTTAAAATCGCCATGAATATCCGCTTTGTACCAGAAAATGATATCCTCCAATTTATTACTCTGCGTCGCATTACATACCACCAAACATTCAAAATTTTGCGTACATTGGTCCATCATTTGACAGAAAAATTCAAACGATGGAAAAGCCGATCCATAATTTTCATAGAGACGGCGACGATTATTCATGTAGGGCTCTCTCAGAATAAACACGTAATCCACGTTGGTACGAAGAGCGGGCTGAATACCAAGAGGAAACTGCATCGTAATAAGGAAGAAAACCTTGAGCCATCGTCCGTTCATAAATAAATATTTAATGTTCTTGTCATGAGTCCATGAATCATCATACATACAATCATCCAAAATCATAAAGGCACGTGGATCAATAGGTGATTTGATACCTTTCTCGGCATCCTGTTGAATTCGCTGCATGACCAACTTCTGACGCTTCACGAAATTAGCTAAAATAACTGGATTGTACTCACCATGAATAAACATGGGCGGCACGATCTTTTTAAAGAATCCGTTGGACTCTTCCGTTCCTGAAATGACACAACCCATCGGCATATCTTGATGATGAAAGAGCAAATCACGAACAATCGTTGACTTACCCGTACGACGACGCCCAATAAAAACCGCAACCGCATCCTGTGGAATGGATTTCATAACAAACTTCCGGAGATTCACATTGAGACCTCCTTGTGCTGCCATTATTTCTAGTAGAATGAATATATTTTGACACAGTGTGACACGCACTTACTACGCAAACAAAGTGCGGTACAACGTATATAAGGAAGTATATAGGAGAAGGAGATGAGAGCAGTATTGAAGAAACTTCAGAAGGATCCCTGCCGCAATCGTGATCTATCCGACAATGAAAAGGAAACCTTTTCCACTTATTCCCATATTCAGCGTTACTATCCCGCTCTAGATATCTTCCCCATTCCTGAATCCGCCCTCTCCAAGAAAAACATGGAGCTTCCCAGCCGCTATTTCATCGAAGAATGGAAAGACCGTTCGAAGGAACAGCCCACCTTTTGGAACGCCGTTCGAAAAGAACACGGTACCGACCATACGGAACCCTGCGAAGTCTTTACCAAAATTGTTCATTTATTGAATCCCATCGATATCATTAAAGAGAAATATGTGTGTCCTGAACATCCTCTCCTTCCCCAAAGTGAAAAAACGTGGAAACAGACCCTCTTAAAACTACATAGTCACAATAACCAGGCGTACGTGGATGCTGTTGCGAATCATGTATTGAGTCGCTTTCGTGAATTGGATTTAACGCCACATTGTATTCTTTCTTATGGGGCATATACGGGTATTAGCAAAAGTTATCAGTTCAACATTTCTGCTGAATATGATACGTATCGTCAATGCCGTTGGTTCTGGAAGGGTATGCAGTCTCATAGTGCTCGCCTCACTGTCATCAATCATACGGAGAATTGCGTAAAAGGTGACCCTGACTTTGATGAATTCTATAAGGAAATCACAACATGTCCTTTTGAAAATATGGATGAAAGCGATAGCGATGATGAAACCCTTACGTTAGAACCGATTGATTCTTCTAATTTATCAACAGGTCATGATAGCGATGTAGAGTCTATTCATTCCTTTACATTTGATAATATTGAGGAAGATGCTGAAAATGCCACAACTATTTTTGAAATTAATAAGAACATCATTAAAAATGTTCAATTGATGCCTGTGACGGATGCTCATTCGGTCTCGGAATCAGATCATTCGGAATCAGGCTCAGAATCGGGATCGGAATCAGAATTGGGATCGGAATCAGATGATTTTGATGTCGATATTTGTCTAGAAATCCCCAATATGCCCATTATTCTCATTGCGCAAGAGGCACAGGAGGGCGTCATGGACAATTTATTGGAATTGGATGAAGTGGATGGATGTGAGCGTGGTACGCAGGGATGGGAGGCACGATGGATCGCCTGGATGTTTCAAGTGACAGCAGCTCTCACCTTTTTACAAAGTGCAATTTGCTTTACTCACAATGATCTTCATTCCAATAATATTCTTTGGCAGAAGACCACCACCAAGTTCTTATATTATCAGACCAAGAATGAAACCGTTTGGAAAGTGCCGACCTTTGGAAAGATCTTTCGCATCATTGATTTTGGTCGCTCCATTTTCCGTTTAGGAAAGCGTCTGTGGGTTTCGGATGATCATTGGCCTGATCAGGATGCGGGTGATCAATATAATTTTGGACCTTTCTTCGATCACCGCAAACCAAAGATCATCCCCAATCCATCCTTTGATTTATGCCGCCTCGCTGTCAGTTTGATTGATGGATTATTTGATGAACCACCCCCTAAGAAGAAGGGAAAGGCTGTTCCCATCATGAGCGAAGAGGATTCGTGGAAAGTCTATGAAACCAAATCACCCCTCTACAATTTACTGTGGAGCTGGACCGTAAATGATAAAGGACATACCGTTTATGAGGACAAGAATGGAGATGAGAAATATGAAGGATTTGATTTATACATTCGCATCGCACAGGATGTTCATGGCGCAGTTCCAAAAGATCAACTTCATCGACCCGTATTCCAACAATTTATTCATAAATCACCCGTTCCTGCTAATGAAACTGTTTATCCACTCGGTGTGTAAACTATGTTATCACATTATAATACATTACTATCATACGAATCATAGTAATATATTTCTAAAAAATGCTAATTAATTGGTGGGGCATTCATTGGGAGCAGATACCTGAGGCTGGCAAGGACATCCATTATTGACCAAAAAGACGCCGCCACCCTTGCGGTAAAACTTCATCTGTCCGTTGCGAATGTTTGCCATGATCGAGTCATCATAGATGCCAAGGGCAGGGGCATATCCTGTATTGGGGTTGATAGGGTTATTGATGCGATTCAAAAAGGAACCGGATTGTGCGGATGCCTGCTTACGCTGTGTCAGCAGTGAGCTAGCATAGATGGTGGGTGACATGTCTATCTGCCTTTCAGAATTTATTTTTGTTAGAGTCTTACCGTCCTTACTACCGTCCTTACTACCGTCCTATTAATCGTGGCGGACCCACCTGCAAATCCATCTCATCTGTAGTCATCTGCGGCATTCCCGATGGCAAAGATAGAACAGGAAAAATATCGGGAATGAGTACTCCTGTAAAAGCAATCAGAATGGATCCACTAATGAAATCCTGCAAATACTGAATGGGTCGGTACTCTTTTTCCTTGTATTTTGCGCTAATGAAACTAAGAATGATGAAGACGATGCCTCCTACAAAAATCCACGGAAACCAGGCGGGTGTCATTATATAGTTCGTGTGAGAAAAACACACTTCAATTCACCGCACTGAAAATCTATATTTACAATTCCTCATAATCCCCTACTCCCATACTTTCCACTGGACCATCCAAGGTATCAAAATCAATTTCATCCTTTAATGGTTGACCTGATCCTTCCATAATTTCAAGAGCCGGGACATGTTCTCCATCAGTGGATTCATCATCTCTGATATCAATGACCATATCTGATTCTTCTGGATGCTCCGTACTAAATACAGTATTGTACTTGCCAAAGCTCACATTATGTTTATCCGTTAACACAATCGTTGGATTAGATGAATCTTCCTTCTTTTCCTCAGGTTTCATCATTGCCATGAGAGGTTCTACAACAGAGGAGTTAAAGGAGGATGCGATAGAGGACGTAATTGGCTCAGTACTCAATGAGACAGCACTTGGAATAATGATTTCATTCTTTAGTTCCTTCGGCTCTTCCTTGGATTCTTTCGGTTCTTCCTTTGGTTCTTTCGGCTCTTCCTTCACTTCCTTTACTTCCTTTACTTCCTTTGGCTCTTTGTCTTCCTCATCGCTGTCCTCTTCTGGGGTTGTATCAGCAACATCCTGATTCATAAAATCCTTCAAAATGGACTTGACAGGTACCAGATTTCGCACCGCCTGAAGAATCCCTTCATTCAGAATTTGTTCAATGCTACGATAATTCTGCTGCTTCTCCATTCCTGTGATCCCATCACGAAACAAATAGGTAGAACTCCATAGTAGTTTTGATGTTTCACATAATACCTTGAATAAGAAATGCTCCACTTTCGGAACATTAATTTCCACTTTCTTGTTATTGGCGGACAAACGGATCGCAGTAAGCACCTTCGTATGCGCAATAAACACAGCGGTTAACAAATCTTCCATGTAATCACATCCACAATTGTTATGAATGGTATGAATTTCATGATTTACCTTCTCCATGTTCCAATCATGAATCTCATTGAGATAGGTCTGAAATTGCCAGAGAGCTCTCTTGGGTTCCGCTACCATCGTTTGTTTCGCTTTCTCCAACAATTCTATGTAGAATTGAAAATAGGCGGGGACAAGGAACATACACAACTGTTTGGTATACTCGGCACGAGCATCGGAATACACGGATAACACGGAATCACTCCCACGGTTCATTCTTCTTGTTTCGTCGTTGTTGTATGAACCTTATCTAACGCACTTCCTAAAAATGCCCAAAGAGATCCTGATAATTCGATACACGTACCGTAGTCTTTTAGCACTGATTCATTCGATAATAAGGACATCGCAAGCCATTCGGGGTGATATCCTTGTTTGATGTAACGTACCAAATCATTCGGTGATAAATGTTCCACCTCTTCTCTCTCTTTCACACGATGCTCGATGGTTCGCTTCCATACTTCTGGATACTGTTGTTGAAGAACCACACACTGCTTGATGCGTCGATAGGAATACTCATTTGGATGCAAATATTCTTTGATTTCAGCTTTATTTGCGGCAGGAAACGATTCTGTGAGATACGAATCCAGTTGAAACCACGTCGGATACATCATTTTCTTAATGGTACAACGGGATCGAATGGGCTCTTGAAGACGACCCGCATCACGGCACTCCAAGATAAAAAGAACATCGGATGCGTGCGTCTCCAAAATGCGACGGAGAAAGGCTTGTGCCTCAGGCGTTAAATCGTCGGCGCCTTCCAACCATAACATGGCGGGCTCTGTTCGGCGTGCCCAAATATGAAGTTTTTGTCTCCCATCACGCAAGGTTCGATCCTTGCGACAGGGACAAACAAAAAGTTGTTTGTTTAATTGTTGTGCGTGCTTCTGAATCCAGTAACTTTTACCGCATCCAGGAGGACCTGTTAAGATGATAGGGGTGTGAACCATTATTTGATAGAACGTGTAGTTGGTTTAAGTGTTCTTTATTTGCGTTTGTGAGATTGAGAGCGATGAGCTTGTTTATGAGTGCGCTTGCGTCTTCCACCTTGTAGTTTATTAGTAGGTCCTGTATATAGTGGATTTCTAGTAAAATCTTGTACTAATATTCCTCCTGGTGTTTTCCAACTCTTATTTGTTGTATTTGTTGGTAATTGTCCTGACATAGATGATTGTACAACTGTGGCAGTATATATAGGAGTTCTATTTGCAGTTATTTTTCTTACTAGACGAACTGTTACTGATCCTGCTTCTGGTTTATCTGATGCTGACGGTTGTGATGCTGATACAGACGGTTGAGATGCTGATGCTGACGGTTGTGATACAGATGCTGCCCCATTTTTAATTGAATTAACTTTTCTTTTTAGTGCGTTTTTTGTAGCAATTGCTCTTGATATCTCTGCAGTTGTACCATTTACATAAGATTTATAATCAATCTTATCTATTTTTGATATTGATTCGGATGCTTTTGCTATTTCTGCTTCTATGGTTTGAATCATGGATTGTACTTCTGATAATTTATTTTTATCATTTGCTTTTGCTTCTACCTCACCTAAGAGCAAATTTATTTTTTTTATAGATATTGCTGATTCGTTGAATGCATTATAAGATTTCGGTTTGTTTGATGGGTTTAATTGCGGTAGTGATGCGGATGTTGAACCATTTTTATTATTAGTACTACTCATCTCTATCCATACCTCTGAAAACTATGCAGGCAAAATATGATTCGCCTATCGGAACATCTATCGATGAATTCGCTTGTGACTCTTATGACTGCGCTTATGACTCTTGTGAGTGCGCTTATGACTCTTGTGAGTGCGTTTATGACTCTTGTGAGTGCGTTTATGAGTGCGACGTTTACGTCTACCACCTTCTGTTTGTGTTACCGAACTCTGACTTGCGAGTCCATTATTTTGTGTAGTTTGTTGTCCTGGCATGGGTGACACCTCTTTGGCAATAAACGTAGCGCCTTTGCCATTTGTACCTCCTACTCGTTCTACACTGATCAGTCTTTTTGTGATATTGGGGGCTGCTGTTTCTGCTCCTTGTGCGGAACTGCTAGCGGCAGCTGATTTTGCGGCTGCTCTATTTATATTTGCTTTTCGTTGAGCTGCTGCTTCTACTGATGCTTGAGGTGGTGGTGTTGATGGTGGTACACCCTTTGGAGGCTCACCCTGTGGTCGCGGCATTTTAGATATATTCAATGACATCTCTATCTATCCCTCCTAAAATAACGCACACAAAAAGAGATCTATGTGTCGGAACATCTATCGTCGAGTTCGGTGAGCGCGTTGAGTTCGACGAGCGCGTTTGTGTGATCTCTTGTGAGAGCGCTTACGTCTACCACCTTGTTGTTGTTTATTTACGTATCCTTGTCCTGGTGGGTTTAATGTTGGTTTTGTACTTGGTGTATATTCTGCTACAGATTTTGCTCTTGCATTCACGGCGGTTGCTTCTGCTAGTTGACGTAATGTGTTGGTTGTTGTACCGCTGCGTTTGGCGGTGCTTTTTGCGTTGCTTTTGGGAGTTATTCCCTCTACCTTTTTTAGTAGGCTGGCTTGTCTTTGATTTTCTTTCTTGGCACGATTCACTCTTCCTGCCTCTAGGGCTTCTGGCATATTTGTTAGTGCTTTTCCGAATGCGTTACGGTTTTTATTGCCAATAGTCGGTAAGCTTCTCCCCGTTTCTCCCGCCAATATTTTTTCTTTTTTAATCCTGCTTTCTTCTGCTTTTGTTCGTGCACTGTTTATACCTGCTTGACTTATTACTGACGGTTTTGGTAATGAGGGTGCTGACTGTGCGGATGCTACTGCTGATTCTGCTGCTACTGATCCCGATGGTCCTGGTGTAGGATTTACTACTTTCTGTGCTGGTTGGGATCCTAATTGTAGTGAGGTTTGTGTTGAATTTCCTGGTAATTGACCTTGCTTTGCTATCAGTACCCCCATTTTACCATTACGATACTTTGTTACTCTCACATTTTGAACTTCCTCTACTTCATTTGACATTTCTATTTATAGCCCATAAAATGAACACGCTCCTCATAAAAATACGCATATACTTTTCTTCTGATCCGTACAATGTTTATTTTATACCACATAAAAACA